GTAAATGATTTAAAAGTAAATCGCGAGGTTTGCAGAAAAACACTTTATCCTACTTGGGTTGGGAAAAATATGACACAAAATGGTGGACTTCCACAATCATTTGAAGATTTTCTATTACAAGTTGTAGCAGGTCAGGCAGCTGCACAAATAGAAAATGGTATTTGGGTTTCTGACAATTCTAATGGTGCAGGAAACGATGGTTTATTTGGTAAAGGTTTCTTATCTAATGATGGTGCATTTGACCAATTAGGTCTTAATGCTTCAGCTTGTGCAGACTTTACACAAGTGACTATGAATGGTGTGGGTACTGCGACTGATGCTACTAATATAGATGATGCATTAAAAGCAGTTTACGATAAAGTTGTATCTGACCACCCTGGATTAGAATTTAAGCAAGGTTTTGGTTTTTATATGAACAATAAGATGTTTAGCTTTTACTCACAATTTTTAGCAGGAACAGCTACAGGACAAGGTATTAATATGTTAGGTTTAACACTAAATCCTGAAGGTCTATCTTATTTAGGCCACCCCATTTTCCGTTGCCCAGGGATGCCAGATGATGCGATTGTTGCAACTTATACTGACAATTTAGTAGTAGGTTCTAATTTAGGAACTGATATGACTGAAGCTATTATTATACCAACTTATCAATATGATGGTGGGGATAATGTTAGAGTTGTTATGAACTTTGGACTTGGTGTTCAATCTGGAATTGGAACTGATGGTGTTGTTGGTGTAACATTCTAAAATAACCTTTAAACGGGGAGTTGTAATATACTCCCCTTTTATTTAACTTTTTAATAAATAATAATTATGGCTTGTGATTTAACAAGAGGACGATTGATTGACTGTAAAGATACTATTGGTGGCTTGAAGGCTATCTATATATGCAAAGGTTACAATAATAACATTGAACAAGTTGCTATTATTAGCAGTACTGAAATGACTACAGCAGGATTTGCTACTTGGTCAGGTGCTTCAGGAAGTGCAACTACAGTATTTAAATATGATTTAGTGCCGAATTTATCGAGTTTAACTGTTACTATAAATTCAGACAATGCTAATGGAACTACATTTTTTACACAAGCATTATCTGTAACTTTACAAAAGATAGACCACGATATGACAAATGAATTAAGATTAATGGCTTATAGTAGAGCGCAAATCTTTGTTCAAGATTCTAATGACAATGTATTTTTATTGGGGATTGCTAATGGCTGCCACGTTTCAGGTGGTACTGTTATTACAGGAACTGCTAAAGGTGATTTAAATGGTTATACTATAGAATGGTCAGCAGAAGAAAATAATGCTTTAATTCAGCTACCACCATATGTTAGTATATCAGATGCTAAATTCCCGTTTGATGGATTAGCTGATGAATCTGCATTAACTATTACTAAAGGAACTTAATCGTTACTCTATATATATAAGAAAAGGGGGTATTTTTACCCCTTTTTTTGTACACTAAAAAACAAATAACTATCTTTTATATTTATAATAAAATAGTATGGCGTATAAACTTAAAAAAGAATGGGAAGGCAAAAGGGTAGATTCTATTAGAATACCACTAGAAGAATTAACACAAGCTCAAATACTTAAACTTAATGAAAGTGTTAGAGATGCTTTATTTATAGAAGAAAAACCTAAAAAGAAAAATGATAGAGTTAAAAGATAAATATAAAGACACTTTTTTACACTCTTATAGTCAAGAGCAACTAGAACAATTAAAAGAACAGTGTTCAGATTTTTTTAATACATATTTTACTAAATTATGATACAGTTTGTAGTTCCTTCTAAATCAGGTGGTAGTCATCTTAAAGCAAATGTAACGTATTTAAATTTATATGATTTTTATGCTTCTAGTGATGAATTTAGGTCTTTATGGACTATTACAAGTCAATTTACAAAAAAATCTATTACATATTTACCAAGCACAGTTTATACGAATAAAGAAAGGTATGTTTATATGGTAACAGTAACAACTTGGGATATAGATGCTCAAGATTTGGCTACAGGATTTATACAATTAGGAACAACTAATTTTCCTTTAGGTTTTTATGATGTTGTTATATATGAAAACACAAGCAACACAAATACAGATACTTCAGGTTTAAAGGTTGTTTATAAGGGTTTAATGAACTTAATATCGCAAAATGCAACTACAGGAGCAGATACACCACCTGTTGATTATAAAGAATATACAACTAACGATTCTGATACAGAAAGCGTTTATATAACAATATAATTATGAATTTAGATTTAGTAAAATTATCACATTATAATATCCCACATTTAATAGAAGATTCTAAAAATGATTGGATCAGTTTTGGTGAAGATAATTTATATCCCAATTATTTATTAGAATTATTTTTAGGAAGTGCTATTAATGGTGCTTTAATTAAGTCAATAGGTGCTATGATTTATGGAGAAGGTTTAGCTGCAACTAATGTAGATGAATCAGATGCCACAAAAGAATCTTATTTAAGATTAACGGAACTATTACACAATTCTGATGATGATGTGTTAAAAGACCTAGCGATGGACTTAAAACTCTTTGGGGGTTGTTATGTTAACGTTATATGGTCAAGAGATAGAAGTAAAATCGCTAAAATACATCACATTCCTGCACAATATATAAGAAGTGGTAAAATGGTAGATGGTGAAATAGATACATATTATTATAGTGCAGATTGGTCTAAAGTAAGAAAAGCAGAATACAAACCTAGACCATATAGAGCATTTAACACAGAAGATAGAACTCAAGCAAGTCAGATTTTAATGATTAGAGATAAAAACCCTGCTTTATTCTATGGCTTTGCACCTGATTATGTAGCTGCTACAGATTGGATTCAAATGGAATTAGAGATTGCTCAATTTCATTTATCTAATATAACTTCAGGAATGACACCTTCTATGCACGTTGGTTTTTCTAATGGAGTACCTACAGAAGAAGAAAGAAGAACTATAGAAAGACAACTGAATCAAAAATTTGCAGGTAGTGGTAATGCAGGTAAAATACTTATTACTTTTAATGATGGTAAAGAAACAGCACCTGTAATAGAACCTATCCAAATGAATGATGCTCAATCAGCTTGGGAAGGAATGAGCAAACAAGCCGTAAATCAGATTCTGGCAGGACACCGTTGCACAAGCCCAATTCTTTTTGGAATCAGAAGCGAAGGTGGTGGATTAGGTAATAATGCTGATGAATTACGAGATGCTTACAGTTTATTTAACAATACTGTGGTTGTTCCCTTCCAAAACACGCTTTTAAGAGGCTTAAACAAGATATTTAAGGTAAATGACATAAACCTTGATTTGTACTTTAAAACGCTTAAACCTGCTGATTTCATTGATTTAGAAGTTACTAAAACACAATCAGAGGAGGATCAACAAAAAGAAGGCGTTACAAATGAAGATATAGAAAGTGAAGATTTAAGAGAAGAATTTAAAGACTTACAAGATATAGATACTAAACCAACTAAAGGAATGGTAGAAGAAGCAGAAAAAGGTTTAGAATGGCGTAGAGAACACGATAGAGGTGGAACACAGGTTGCAGTAGCTAGAGCAACTAATATTAAAAATGGTGATAATCTTTCTTTTGACACGATTAAAAGAATGAATAGTTTTTTTGCAAGACACGAAGTAGATAAGAAAGCAGAAGGGTTTAATCCTGGTGAAGAAGGTTTTCCTAGTGCAGGTAGAATAGCTTGGGCATTATGGGGAGGTGATGCAGGTCAATCTTGGGCAAAAAAAAAAGTTAAAGAAATAGAAAATGTTAGAGATGATTTATCTGATGACCAATTTGATGAGTTATTGGATAATTTACAAGGAGAAAAAATAGATTTAGATAAATGGGAAATAGTAGATGAACAAGATGAAGGCGTTATAGAAGATTATGAAGAATGGGCAAAATCTTTAATTAAAGAACACAATAAAAAAGAGTTTGCAGATGAAATAAGAAGCAAAGAAGATGCACCTAGTTATTTAGATAAATCTTTCTATAGAGTTAGATTTAAGTATTATAGAAAAAATAAAAGAGCAAATAAACAAGGAAATGGTTCAAGAAGATTTTGTCAAAATATGATGCGATTATCTAGAGCAGGTTTTGTATACAGAATAGAAGATATAGATAAAGCTAGTAGAGAAGGGGTAAATAGGCAATTAGGGCATAAAGGTCGCTCTTATTCGCTTTGGAAATATAAGGGAGGAAAGTGGTGTAAACATTCTTGGAGAACAATTTTATATAGATTAAAAGAAGGAACAGAATTAAGGGAAGGACAAAGTTTAGATGATGATTATAAAAAAACAGATAGCATACCTAAAAGCTACAAGCCAAGACCTGCAGGAATAGATATTGCAGAGGGTGTAGCAAATGCTAGTAATGGTTGGTATAAATATCCAGGAACAAAATAAAAAAATATGGCGATACAACATACATTAATGATTTCGGCTACACGCCTAAAGAAAGATACAGCATTAGGAGGTTCAGTAGATGATAACCTTATAATGCCCTATATACTATTAGCACAAGATATGTATATATTACCTATTCTTGGAACTGATTTAGATGCTAAAATAAAATCAGATATTCAAGCAGGTTCATTAGCAGGTGCTTATAAAACATTAGTAGAAACCTATATTCAGCCTGCATTAGTTCAGTTTTCTTTTGCAGAATTAGCACCGTTTATGCGATTAAGATTCGTTAATAATGCTATTGTAGTAATGGGTGCTACTGAACAGTCATCTAGTGCTACTTATGAAGATTTACAGCCTATAATGGATAGAGCAAAAGATGCAGCAGAATTTTACAGACAAAGATGTATTGACTATTTAAGAAATAATACAAGTTCATTTCCTGAATACTCTAGCAATCAAGGAGCAGATTTAGACCCTACTGTAAATAATTACTATGCAGGAATAAATTTAGATACTAACGTACCTAGAAGTAATAGATTAAAAAGTTTTTTACAAGGTGCAGATATTACTATCTATGGGTGTTAAGAGAAGAACATATCCAAGTAGTTTGGAAAATTTTAAGAAGCTAAAAAATTATATTAAAAAATTAAACAATGGCAGGACAAAGATTAACCGACAAGACAGCATTAGACCAACAGACAGGTAGTGGTGACTTGTATATGATTGTTGATGTAAACGACACAACAGGATCAGCAGAGGGAACAACTAAAAAAATAGATTCAAAATTTGTTATTCAAACAGATAAAATTTCAGTATCTAATTCTGATGTAATAGCTTTACACACAGATGAAAAAACATTAGTAGGTGCTTTAAGTGGTTATGTGATTACACCTATTACTATTACTGCTTTAGTTACTTCTGCAGGTTCAGATGAAAGTTCAAACAAAAATTTATATATAGGTTTTGATGATTCTTCTGATGTTAATTATTGGGACACTGCATCTAGGTTTTACAATGGTTTTTCAACTAACCATTCATATATATTTGGAGGTAATCAAGCAGGAGGAGGTGTAAGAACGACTTCAATCTTAAACGCTCCTTTAGTTATTTGGTCTAGTGGTCAATTTAATGGTGGTTGGTCAATGGATATGTATGTGACTTATTGCTATACTAAAATTATATAATGATGAGAATATTACTTTTATTATTACCTTTTATATCTTTTGGTCAAATAGACTTTTTTAAATACTCTACTATTTATACATCAATGAGTATAAACACAAGTATGGTAGAAGATGAAGATTATATATCTATTGCTAAAGGTTATGAAGATGTTACAGAAATTAATCCATACGATTATAATTTAACTATAGGCATCCGAAAAATTGCACGATTTGATTATGAATATAAAGTAAAAACTTGGTATTATGGAAATGAAAAAGCTATTTCAGACAATTCTACTATTGGTAATGCTACCAATTTTGAGTATGTTTTTAACTATTCGTTTATTCGTAGTCGTGGTGATTTATATACTGAACAGAATTTTTGGCTTCGATACTTGGGAAATAGATTCGTAACTAAAGTTCAATATACTGATAATCAAAGAGTAGATTTAAAATATAATTCTTTTGACACTAGATTACGGATTACTAAAAATGATTTTGACTTTACTATAGGTGGTGTATTTAGAATACATAATCCATACGGCATAGTACCTATTAGAGATATTTGGGTTCAGGGTGAACAATCTTTTCCACAACTAGCAGAAGATTTTGGATATTCTAGTGAGTATGTAAATGGTGGTTGGCATTGGTTTAAAGATGGTGAATTACTAGCTACATCAAATGATGAGTTCTATAAACACTATTTTGGTCAAGCTATAGCTGATTTTAATACTAGAGAATTAGAGAAAATTGGAATGGTAAAAGAAGTTAGTTTAGTTGTGGGTGCAGAATACTATAAATACAATCCTAATTTTTGGCTTCACATTTGGGGTAATCTAATGCCTTTTCACTATGGTTTAGATAGATTCTCTTATGAATACGAAGAAAGCGCCTTAAAACGCCTAGAATGGGATGCAGGAGGTATATTAGGTGTTAGAATAAATAAGCATTTAGGAGTGTTTGTAGAAGGAACACATTTAAAGTATTGGGGTAAAAGCATATATCAATGTAAATTTGGTTTTAATTATTTAATCTATTAGCTATGAAAAATTTAATAAAATTATTCTTTATTTTTTCTTTATCCTTTTCACAAGGGTATGATTTTCAACAATTATGTATAGAATGTGCAGAACAAAATGGTTTCTTTTGTGGTGATGATCCTGCTAATTGGACACAATACAGTCCAAATGGTTGTGTTCCTAATGGAGAAGGTGGATTATATTACTTAAATGATGGGTGGGCAGACTGTACAGATGCAAGTGATGAAGCAGATGCAGTTCCTACACCAATAGAAGAATGTTTACCACCTCCACCAATTTGCGATACAGTATATGTAACTGAATACATAACTCTAATAGATACAATAATACAATTTCAAGATATTTTTACAATAGAATATATTGACTGTGTAACAGGTTTACCTTGTAATATAACAATACAAGAATTAGTAAACGAATCAAAAAATACAGGTTTATTATATGACCTTAATGGTAAAGTAATAAGAAAACCTGAAGGAGTATACATAAAAAATGGAAAAATAAAATATAAATTATAATGAATATATTTAAAGATAATAACGAATGGAATGAGAAAGCTATAATAGGTTCTATCGCTTTTTTAATAATGTGTTTAATAATGATAGCTGATTTACTTACGGGATGGGTGGGCAAAGACCTAATCATCAATGAGTTCATATACGATTCCTTTGTATGGGTTGTATTGGGTTGTTTTGGAATTAGTGGAGTAGAAAAGGTGTCTAGTAATAAATGTAATAAACTTTGTGACAAATGAAAATAAATGAAGGTTCAGAATTTACTTTAGATTTAAAAACAATTATCTTAATTGTAGGTGGTATTATATCTTTATCTGCTACTTATTATACTTTAACAGCAGAAATTGAGGTAGCTAAAACACTACCTAAAATGCCTATTAGTGAAAAAGAATTTGAACTGAAAGATGCTTTAATACGGCAAACTATACTTAACAATGGAACACAATTAAAAACACAGCAAGAGCAATTAAATAAGATTGAAAACAAAATTGATAAAATTGATGAAAGGTTATACAACATTAATAAGTAGTTTATTTTTTTTAATAAGCTATTCTCAAGTATCAGTTGTTCATTTTAATAGTGAATGGAATAAGGAAAATAATTATGATATTTCAACTTTAAAAGATTGTCAAACATCAACCATTGTTATTTGCCATAATGCTGATTTACAGGAAAAGCATAGTATTATGTCTGTGCCAACTGTTATTATTTTTGATAATAATATAGAGATAACCAGATTTCAAGCTAATATAATGTTACA